ACGGAGAGGGTGTCTGGAAGCTCAGCAAGCCCGACTTCAAAAAAGAAATCTATGCAGCAGCCTCCCGAGGGGAATTCGCTGATGGTCGTACCACCAAGGTCATCTCCTGGCGAAATGTCAAAGTTGATGAATACAACCAAATCGCCAGAGCCGCTATCTTTGGAGCAGAAGCGCAGCCAGGATTTTTTCTTGTGGGAGACCGAGTTGTGGCAGCTGGCCCTTGCGAGCGGAATGACGATCTGCTCCTCCACACCGACGACGAGGCCATTGTAGAGGGTGTGATTGAGTGTAAGCACCCGCTGGAGCCGAAGTATCACGCACTGGAGTTGAAATGCAGGAGGGAGGATAACCAGATTATCCGGTTGTTGGTGATCCATCCGGCGAGTAAGCAACAGCATGATAACGACTGCCAGCTGCTCGCTCATGAAGCGCAGGGCAATAGCAAGCTGTGGAGACGATTCTGGGACCTGAAAGACCTGTTCCATGACGTGAGATTCGCTTACGCGTTGACTGCACATCGTTCGCAGGGCAGTACTTACCAAAATGTACTTGTAGACTATGGCGACATACTTTACAACCGTAACAGACGTGAAGCGTTCCAGTGTTTATATGTAGGGTGCTCCCGAGCAAGCAAGAGATTGTACCTCGCCAACGGTGCATAGAGCTTTCTGTACTATCAACACATAAAATCCTCTATAATAGTGACTCTACTATCAAGGAGGTTTATATGCGAAAGTTAGATCTGACTGGGCAGCGCTTCGGGAGATTGCTTGTATTAAGCGAAGAAGAGAAGACAGAAAGAGGGCAAGCAAATTGGTTATGTCAATGCGATTGTGGTAATAAGAAGATTATTCGCTTGTCCAGTCTTCGTGGCGGGGAGAGTTTGAGTTGCGGTTGTCGTAAACTGGAACCAAACTTGAAAAATACCTCGCATGGTATGTCTTACACACCAGAATATCGAGTGTGGACGAATATGAAAGCGCGCTGCCAAGATTCAAACCATCAAGCCTATGGAAATTATGGCGGCAGGGGTATTTCCGTGTGCGCTCGTTGGCAGTTTTTTGAGAACTTTATTATTGACATGGGACCCCGGCATCCAGGAACTACGCTAGAACGTATTGATAACAACGGAAATTATGAACTTTCCAATTGCTGCTGGGCAACTCGTTCGCAGCAAAATAGTAACAAGCGTAGTGGTAGGGGCCCTAACTCTGTATAGACACCATTTTCAACCGGGATTACTATTCATTAATCGCGGTGAATAACCCAATTGGAGAACCTGATGCACCATCTTAAAGAAACCACCATCGACGGGGTGAAGTTTGTGTTGATCCCTGAATTGCTGCACGACAGACTGGCTTTAATGGTCATGTCCCATCAGACCACTTCTGTTCAAGCTCGCATAATTGCTAGTGAATGGAAAGAATATGATCCGGAGGTTTTCAGTGTCAAGTGATCTGATCAACGAACAGGTCCAGGACTGGCGTAACCGTGCAGCTCTCGGACAGCTCTCAATCGATGAAATGAAAATCGCTATCGAGGCAATCCGCAAGGAGCGTGCCAATCTCGAAGCCCCCAAGCCGAAGAAGCGCGCCGCAGCCGGCACAGCCGCAAAGCCGAAGAAGCTCAAACCAGAAGATGTAGACTCTGACGATCTGCTGAAAGAACTAGGCATCTAACCGTAGTACAACTACAGAGGCTCGAAATGCAAGTAACAGTCAAAACATATCTGATGGCAAAGCCAGCCTCAGAATGGGATTCAGAGAAAGGCAAGTACATGGAGACTGTCGAATTCTTCCCGTGGCCCTATGAGAACTACAGCGAGACCACAGCCCTCACTTCACTGGAAATCTCCTTCGAAGTGCCGGATGGAATCAACGCACACGATCTGAAACTGCAGGAACTGTTCGCGCAAAAGACAAAACTCCAGGCAGAGTTTGGGGCACGCATCACCGAAATTCAGGCGCAAATTAATCAACTGACGGCAATTGAGGGCTGATCTAAAATGACAGCACTCTACCGTCCGATGTTCCCGAATGCCGTGGATAGCACGCTCATTGCCGCATTCAGAGCGTGTCCGCAGAAGTTCTATCTCTCCTATGTTCAGCATTGGAAAAGCACCACCAAATCCGTCCATCTGGTCGCCGGTGGGGCATTCGCCTCAGCCATCGAAGCCGCTCGGGAAGCCTTCTACGTCGAGGGGAAGAACAGCAGCGATTCCGAAGCCATTGGGATGACTGCTCTAATCAAGGGCTACGGGGATTTCGAGTGCCCACCTGAATCCGCCAAGTCCCTAGAACGCATGCTCGGGGCTTTCGAATTCTATCTCTTCAACTATCCTCTAGGGGGCGATGGTGCCGAACCGATTACGTTGCCTGGGGGTCGAAAGGGCATTGAGTTCTCTTTTGCTGAGCCTCTTGCTATTAACCATCCTGTTACCGGTGTTCCTATTCTCTATACTGGGCGTAGTGATATGGTTGCCAATCGTCATGGTACAGGGATCTGGAACTACGACGAGAAGACCACCTCGTCATTAGGGGCTACGTGGGGAAGGCAGTGGGAGCTTCGGAGTCAGTTTACGGGGTATAATTGGGCGCTACTTCAGCAAGGGATTAAACCACAGGGCACTATTGTGCGGGGAGTCTCCATACTGAAAACAAAATACGACACGATGGAAGTCCCGACCTATCGCAGCCCACATGAAATCGCCCTCTGGGAGAAGCAAACTCTCAGAGATATCAAACGAATGATAGCTTGCTGGGAAGAGGGGTACTGGGATTATGACATCGACGGGGCCTGTACGGAGTATGGAGGTTGCCAATTCCAACGAATCTGCAAATCCAGCAATCCAGAGGAATGGCTCCCGGCCCACTTCCAAAGGGTCGTTTGGGATCCTCTTGAAAGAGCTCAAATCTCTGTTGAGGCATATGAACGAAAATGGGGATTCACTAGGCCTGAGGGAAGCGAGCCTGCTCCGGGATTGCCCGGTGCGCAAGCAGGAGACGGACAGGCTCTTGGAGAAGAACTCAAAGGACTGATGTGACATGCCCTTCTTCCGGCAGTTTTACATCTACGACAAGTACCTCGGCTCCTCTGAAGATCACACCCGATTCATCCACGGGGAAGCCCAGCAGCCTGTCCCTTATGTGATGTTCTGCCCATGCTGTGGGGAGATTTGGTCGAGAATGCCGGTGTTGAATTCGCTGGCGGATTGGCGGATTGTTGGTGGTTACTGCGAAAAGCACGGCAAGTCTCGCTACGCAATCGCAGGCTCCCTGATGCTCAATTGGGAACCGGAACTCACAGCTATCTTGCCGGATGAAGTTATCAGAAGGGAATTCGCCCTGCACTTACGACTATGGGATAAGGAAAATGACAGAAAGCTGGAAGGAGCCTGAAGAGGACAACATGTCAATAGGGGAGCTGGCTGAGTGGCTGCAGAAGTTGCCGAAGGAAATCCACCATCTCCCTGTGCACCTCACCCGCGACATGGAAAGCTTCAAACTCAACATCTCCCGCATGACAATTTCAGATGGGTTGCGTTATTACTCTCTGGGGGCTCTCGTGGGAAGGTCCACATTCAACGGTCTGTGTTTAGCAATCAGTGCAGATAATACGGAGTACTAATATGATAGAAGCTATAAGCATTGCAGGGCAGATCGTAGAAGCGGTTACAACTGAAGTGCTCTCCGATCTCCCCGGCGTGAATGTGATGCTGATGGGGCCATCCGGCACGGGTAAAACCCACGCTATCGGAACCATTGCCGAAGCCTACCCCGATCTGGAAGTGTTCTACCTCGGACTAGAGCCAGGTATGGAAACTCTTCTCGGCTACTACAAGAGCAAAGGGAAACCTCTGCCCCCTAACCTCCATTGGCATTACCTGGAAGCAGCTAAAGCCTCTTTTAAAGACATGCTGGAAGGGGCAAAACGTGTCAACACAATGTCACTCGAAACTCTTGCCAAAACCAACGACCCAAATCGTAGTAAGCATAACCGATTCATCAAACTCCTCGAAGTGCTCAACGATTTCCCTGACGACCGAACAGGCAAGAAATTTGGCTGTGCTGATGAATGGGGACCCAACAGGATACTCGTCATCGATGGAATGGCGGGCTTGGCACGTATGGCTATGTCACTCGTTGTCGGTAATAAGCCAGTCAAGAACATTAGCGATTGGGGAATAGCCCAGGATCAGATCGAGAAGGTCATCAATCTCTGGACGGATGCTTGCAAGTGCCATTTCATCCTCATTGCTCACGTCGAACGGGAGAAGGATGAAGTTCTCGGTGGGATCAAGCTGATGGTGAGCACACTCGGCAACAAGCTGGCTCCGAAATTGCCAGCTATGTTCTCGGATGTGGTGCTGGCTGTCCGCGAAGGCTCCAAATTCACCTGGGACACTGCGAATAGCCAAGCGGATGTCAAGACTCGGAATCTGGCAATTGCCGCTGGATTGCCTCCTGACTTCAAGCCGATCTTTACCTCGTGGCTGTCGCGGGGTGGGAAGTTTGTTGAGGGCGTGCGGGATGCTAATAGCCCCCCAGAGGAATAATCAACCGTGATTAACAAATAGTAATCGCGGGTAATAACTACCCTAACCCTGACAGGAGGTGCGTAAATACTAGCAAAACTGGCTATTAACTAGCCCCAATCGGTAATATAGTTTCTCTACGGTGCGAGCACCGGCAAATGTTACAAACTCTCTTAATCTCCGAGGCTATCAAAATGTTCGACGCTGACTCATTCTTGAATTCCGCAGTAACCGGCTCCAATTCCACGAAAGTCGTTCCGTGCCCAGTGGGCGAATTTCCTGGTGTTATCGACAAGATCGCAGCACGCCAATGGCAGTCTGGCGATGGTACGAAAACCGGCGTGGCCCTCGATGTGACCTGGGCAATCGAAGACGACGAAGCCAAAGCTACAACTGGCCGTGACGTCGTCACCGCTCGCCAAGGCATCATGCTGGACCTCACCCCCGATGGTGCTATCGACATGGGTGAAGGAAAGAACGTGGCTCTCGGTCGCTTGCGTGCAGCTACCGGCCTCAACGATCCCTCAGTTGAATTCTCCTTCAACCAGCTTCCTGGCCGCATGGCTAAGGTCAAGGTCGGCCATCGCCCGGACAAGAACGACCCGGAGATTGTCTACGCGCAAGTTGATGCAGTAACCTCACTGGGCTAAGCAACCCCCAGTAACAAAACTCGTTGCAATAGCCCCCGGAAACGGGGGTTCTTACTGGAGGAGATATGCTCGCCGTATTCATCGCAATCTTCATGTTGGCAGAGACAAAAGCACACTGGCTCTGGTGGTGCGGATTTATCATAGTGTTGTTCGTGACTTTCGTGGCGTCGTTACATGGTGCCGGGGGATGACCGCTACCGCTCAAAATCAGGACGCTTCGGCGTCCTTTTTAGCTGAAAATCCCTCACTACCGTAGGACAACAGCATGACAGCACAGCTAATTAAGACTTCTGACATCCAGATTGACCAGAATCGCCAACGTAGGGAATTCGAATCTCAAGCACTCGCAGAGCTAGCTGCCGGTATCCGCGCCCGAGGCCTCATGCATGCCATCGTCCTCCGGGAACGGGATGGCGCTATGGTCCTCGTGGCCGGTGAACGCCGCATGCGCGCAATTGATGAGGTGCGCATGCTCGGCGGCACGATTAAATACAACGGAGAGGTAATTCCTGATGGATTTCTACCATACGTCACGCTCGGTCAGCTCACCCCTCTTGAAGCAGAGGAAAGTGAACTTGAGGAAAACCTGCATAGAAAAGACCTCACCTGGCAAGAACGCGCTTCCGCACTATCGAGGCTCCACAACTTACGCAGCAAGCAAGCTCATGCGGAGGGAAGAGTCCACACAGTTGCGGATACAGCGGTCGAGGTCAAAGGCAGAAGTGACGGAGCTTTCCAAAACACTGTTCGGAAGGATATTATTGTCTCTCAGTATCTCCATATTCCTGAGATAGCAAAAGCAAAGAACACTGATGATGCCTACAAGATCCTCAAGAAGCAAGAAGAAACCAAGAAATATGCTGCTTTGGCAGCGCGCGTAGGTTCCACCCTCTCCCACGAATCCCACAAGGTTTTCAACACCAACTGCCTTTCGTGGATGATTTCCACTGACCCGGAGCAATTTGATGTCATACTCACCGATCCTCCTTACGGAATGGGTGCCGACGAGTTTGGTGATGGGGCTGGCAAGCTCGGGGGAATCGAGCACCACTATAAGGATGATTATGAATCCTGGAGGGTCCTCATGCAAGACTGGGCTCCACTGGCCTATCGAGTGGCCAAAGTGGAATGTCATTGCTATGTGTTCTGCGATATCGACAACTTCCATGAACTCAAACGAATTATGCAGTCGGCTGGCTGGTGGGTTACTCGCACTCCATTTATCTGCACCAAGCCTAATTCCGGCCGCGTCCCCCACCCTGAGAATGGCCCCCGTCGCCAATGGGAGATGATCTTATATGCCATTAAGGGCAAGAAGAAAACGACCGGTATCTACCCTGATGTTGTTACGACTTTTGCTGACGCAAACACCACCCACGGTGCGCAGAAGCCTGTCGCTCTTTATTCTGATCTTCTTAAGCGCAGTGCGCGACCTGGTGATCGCGTGCTTGATAGCTTCGCTGGGAGCGGTACTATTTTTCCCGCTGCTCATGCTGCTAAGTGCTTGGCTACTGGGCTGGAGCAGAATTCAACTTACTATGGGATCTGCCTGCAACGGCTCCAAGGACTAACCAACGTAGACCCAGCGGAGCAAGGCAAGACTCTGATGGCGGAACTCAACCAGCTGAAGGAGTAGTGTGATGGATCACCCTGAATATCGCCTACGCAAGTGGAATTCCAAGCTGGTGTTGGTTACGACCGACCCGGAGTCGCTGATGATGGATCCGGATCTGCCGGACTTCTATATCTCCGACGGCATCCGGCTGCAAATGATCGCGTGTCGGAACCTCTGCCAGCGAACTCTGGAAAAGTGTTGTGTAATAGGGTATGGAACACAGAGGAATATCTGATATGGATGATTTCAATAAATTTAAGGAATTATTTGATGCTCGCTTTCTCGTAACTCCGGGTTGCTGGCTTTGGACTGGGAGCCTGACAACAGAAGGCTACGGCAGATTAAAAGTTCGTGGTAGACAATTTGGTGCTCACAGAGTTTCCTATGAGCTGCATGTAGGGCCTATACCAGCAGAGCTGATTATCCGCCATAGATGTGACAATCCCAGGTGTGTTAATCCTGAGCACCTAATACCCGGCACTACCTTCCAGAACATGCAGGACAAGGTGGAAAGAAATAGACAGGCTAAAGGGTCTGCAAATGGGAAATCTAAGTTATCCCAGGAACAAGCTTTAGAAGCCATAAAACTGCGGAGGGATGGCTGGACTCTGCAAGCTATCGGGGATAAGTACGGAATCACAAAACAAAGCGTGTACGCAATAATGACACGAAAAAATTGGAAACATCTGGAGTGAATTTCTAATGGCTCAAATGACAGTAAAAGCTTCTGGACCGCGTAATGCCTCTATAATGATTGTCGGAGATTACGCACATGAAATGTGTTTACGTAGAGGAGAACCTTTCATCGGTGGTGGGGGCTTTGAGTTAAGTAAGATGCTGAGTGATGTCGGTATTCGTCGTGATGATTGTTATTTAACCTTAGTGTTGAAATCTCGCTCCTACCCGAACGAACTCAACATCATCGACAAAAAGAAAGACCGTCAGCCAAATCACGTGTTCTTCCAAGGGCACTACATCACGCAGAAGCTCTATGACGCGTGCATGCAACTCCGGGAGGAGGTGGAGCTAGTCAAGCCTAATGTTATCTGCACGGTCGGGGATTTGGCTCTATTCGCTCTCACAGGGGTTACCTCTTCCTTCAACTACCGCTCTTCCATCATGGATAGCGTGCTCACGCCGGGGTATAAGGTCATTCCGACTCTGCGCAGCGATATCATCCATACGCAATATGCACGCCGTCCGTGGATGCTGCACGATTTGAAAAGAGTTAAAACCAACTCGCTGACTCCGGGGCTTTTTCACCGGGATTACAAATTGTTAATCGCGGTTGATAACTCCCCTCAGTGGTTTGAAACTATAGCTACACGACTCAAACTCCTGCGCAGGCAATTAGAGCTAGGCTATAACGGCCCAAAAACTCCCCTTGCGTGCGACATTGAAACACGCGGTGGTCACATCACTTGTATTTCATTCGCATGGTCGGCAACTGAAGGTCTGTGTGTGCAGCTCTGCCCTCTCCGCAACCCCGAAGGATTCTGGACTGCCGAACAGGAAGCGGAACTTGTTCGGCTGATGTGCGCAATTCTCACCCACCCCAACGTTCTCCTGGTCGGGCAGAACTTCAATTACGACCTCCAGTACATCTTCCGCCATTGGGGTATCCTCCCGACGAATGTAGCTGACACAATGCTCATGCAGCATTCCGCGTTCAGCAACCTCCCGAAGAACCTCGGCTTCCTTTCCTCTATGTATTGCGAAGATCACCTCTACTGGAAGGATGACCGAACTGACTGGAAGGAAGGGGAAGACGGAGAGGACGAAATGAAATATTGGGAGTATTGCGCTACCGATTCCTGCCGTACCCTTGCTGTCTACCACACCCTCAAATCCGTGCTCAAGGCCATGAACCTGGAAAAGGTCAACGAATTCCAGCAACGCTTGCGCCCGAAGGTTCTCAAGTCAATGATTCGCGGAGTGCGGGTCGATCAACAAAAACGCTCTGATCTATCACTCACTCTCATGCGAGAGGTGGAATCCCGGAAACATTGGATGAGAGAGGTGATTGGGTATGAAATCAACTACCGCTCACCCATGCAAATGCAGGATTTCTTCTATCGGCAGATGGGATTAAAACCAATCATCAACCGAGCAACCGGAGGCATCACCACCAATGACGCAGCCCTTCAATCCCTGGGGGCTAAAGAGCCCATCCTCTGGCCGGTTATTAGAAAGATATCTGAACTCCGCTCTCTCGGGGTCTTCCATTCCACTTTCGTTCTGGCTCCCCTCGACAACGATCGCAGAATGCGTTGCTCCTTCAACATTGCCGGTACGGAAACCTATCGCTTTTCATCCAGCAAGAACGCCTTTGGCAGTGGAATGAACATGCAGAACATCCCCAAGGGCGGAGAAACTGAAGACGCGGGGCTAGACCTTCCCAACATCCGAAATATTTTCATCCCGGATGAGGGGCAGACCTTTTTCGATATCGATCTCGATAGTGCTGATCTCCGAATCGTCACCTGGGAATCCGGTTGCGAGTGGATGAAAGAGAATTTCAAAGCTCGCCGTAAGCCCTATGTGGAAGTGATGAAGGAATACTACCATGACCAAACTATGTCGAAAAATTCGCATCCGCGCGAGTATGCGATGTTCAAGTCTCTGTGCCATGGCACGAATTATCTCGGAACAGCGGAGGGAATCGCACCTCGTATTGGGCTCAACGTACATGAAACTGATCGGATTCAAAAGTGGTACTTTG